TAATACAGCCGCTAATTCAAGAGGGCGACCCACAGCAGATGGCGATGCAGATGGAGAGCATTAAGGCTGAAGTGCTCGATGCCATCCAGAATGAGGATATGCGTGTCTACCGCATTAATATCGCTACCGACTCCATGGTGGCACTGGACCAAGCACAAGAAAAGTCCGATGGGCTTGATTTGCTTAACACCTGCGGCCAGTTCTTTGACCAAATGAAGGTGATGATTGAGCAGTACCCACCCCTCTCCATGTTTGCGATGGAGCTCATGCAGAACATGGTGCGGCGCTTCAAGGGTGGCAAGGAGCTAGATGCCTTGTTCAGCAACGCCTTGATGGGCATCAAGATGATTGCGCAGCAAAAGGAACAGCAAGCTGCGCAACCGCCACCACCAGACCCGATGATGGAGCAGGTGAACGCGACCCGTGAAGCGAACCAAATGAAGTTTCAGATTGACCAAGCCAAGTTGCAGATAGACCAGCAAGAGTCATATCAAAAGACGATGGCGGCACAAGCTGAAGCTCAAGCCCGGATGCAGCAATCGCAAGTTGACGTTGAGATTGCGTATCGTAAGGCGCAACTCGATGAGTACGTTGCACAACAGCAACTCATTATCGAGCAATCGAAGTTGCAGATGAAGCAGCGTGAGCTTGAAGTTGAGATGATGCGCATCCAGAGCGAAGCGGCTGTGAAAGCTGATTCGACCGAGGCGAGGCGAGAAGCGGATAGGATTGCGCAGCTTATTGATGTGCAGCGGCTCGAAATGGAAAACATGGCGATTCGGATGAAAGAGTCTGAAAAGCTGTTAGAGGAGCGCCGTTTGGCGTCTGAGCAAGAGTTGGAGCGTGTGCGGTTAAGTTTAGAGACTCGTGCAGCGATGCTGAACAAGACCGCAGTAGAAAGCAAAGAGTCTATGCCGCCTATCAACATTACGATTGACGGCAAACAGAACGGACGTAGAAAGATAACAAAAGTAGTTGGAACAGACGGAACAACAGAGTATCAAGAAGAGTTTATAAAGGACTAGGCCATGCCAAAATCAACAACGACAAACAATAACATTCTTAAGCTGATTTTTAATGCCACCAACTGGGCAAACGTGGCCGACAACGCGGCTTCGTCGCCACTGACGAACCTTCATTTGGCGTTACATACCGCCGACCCTGGCGTGGGTGGAAGTCAGACCACCAACGAAACGAGTTATACAAACTACGCTCGTGTGGCTGTTGTACGCACGACTTCGGGTTGGACTGCGGCTACGACTTCGACCACGCAGAACGTGGCATTGCTTCAGTTTCCGCAGTGCGGCGCTACTGGTGCCACTGTTACTCACGTTTCAATCGGAACGGCTTCTTCGGGTGCTGGGACAATTCTTTACTCGGGTGCCTTGAACTCGTCACTGTCTGTTGCAAACCTGATTCAACCTCAGTTTGCTGCCGGTGCTTTGACTGTCACGGAGGCTTAATGGAAAACGCACTACCAAAGGTTATCTACACCTGCACTGAGTGTGACATGCCTGTCATCATGCTTGATGGCAACATCATTCGTGCTTGTGAGCATAAAGAGGCAGGAGTCGCGGCAGAGATGAGCGCGACGTGCTACGGAGAGTCTGAGCTGTGCGAGTAGAAGAGGTCTATCGTTGCTGCCATTGTTTGCGACAGTTGAATGCTGCAATCGAGGAGCGCTGCGTTGACCATCCTGATGGCGCAACCGAAACGATAGAGCTTGTGTTGCCGAGTGAGGACGAATGACGTTTCGTACTGTGGGTGACATAGCTCTTGCGACGGAACAGGGCCGCACCCATTCGCAAATGTATTTTAAGCCAACATATCCTTTTGGTGGTGCTGGTCAGTGGAGCGATGGCGCTTCAACTACAGGGACGCCAATTTATCAGGCGTATGTCAGTGCTCAAAAAACTTCAACGCAGCTAATCAATACCGGCAATCTAGGGATTTACACAGGGCCAGAATTGGCTTTGCCACAGGCAAAATATTTACTTTCATACAATTTTGTAGCGGGAGGCTCGGGCGCTCCAGCATCGGCAATCCTTTGTGACTACTTAATGTTTTATCCGTTCATCGACTGCGATGACACGGAGGTGCAGGACATGGCGCAATCAGACTCGCTGCCACGCTACACAAACGGAGAGGGTGTTTGTTGTTTTGTTGTTACGCAGGTCCCAAACGCAGTAGGTTCAAGCGCCGCGATGACGATGGAGTATCAAGACCATGAAGAGAACTTGCAAACCACAACCGTCCGTCTTTTAGGTAACACGACCATCGGTGTTCTGATGAACACTAGCGAAGTTGGAAAATCTGGTGCTCTTAGCAATCGTTCGCCTTTTGTTGATTACGGTGCGCCAGTTAAAGGAATTAAATCGATAAAAAACGTAAAGCTTGATGTACCACTCGGAGGCTTTGCGTGTTTGGTATTGGTCAAACCTTTGCACATGTTTCCCATTTGGGAGCAAGGCACCTTCAACGAGAAGGTGTTTTTGCAACAAACAGGAACGCTACCGAAAATTGAAAACGGAGCGCATTTGAATCTTTTGTTTAACCTTGCCGGTGGTGCTGGTGGTCTCCAGCCGATGCTTGGCAATTTTACTTTTGTTTGGAGCTAACGATGGGCTTTGCAAGTTTGGATGACCTTGTCGACGAAATGACGACAAACGGCAAATTTATCCGCGCCGATTGGAACAAAATCACAGGTGCTACGGGTTACACGGCTGGTCGGTGGTACGACTTTTCGAACCTGAATGGAACGCCAGTCGCAAACGCTTGGGCGGGAACTGCTCTTGCATGGAGAAGCTGCGATGAGACGACGGGCAACGGGACGCAGGTGTTTGGACTGCGACACGGCGGAAACGTCTCCACCGACACGAAACACATTCTCAACGTATCGGCTATCACGGCGGTGGGTACGGGTGTTCCTGCGCAGTTAATGTTGGTTGACCTTCAGGGTTATTGGCCGGGAATAAGCAACAACACAACCTCGGCGCAAACGCTGACTGGAACGCCGACGCTGCGGTACACCAATGGCGCAGGGTGTAGACTGTTTTGGGTGCAGACCGTGGCAGCAGGAGCGACCGCGCAAAATATTGCAATTTCATATTCTAACACCGTCCCAACCTCAGGCCGTTCACTGCCCGTGACCGTTTCGATGACGGCATCGGCGATTGTTGGCCACATCTCCCACAGCGGAACGGCAGCGAATAACTACGGTCCGTTTTTGCCGCTTGCCTCAGGAGATACCGGAGTTTCCACCGTAGCGACTGTGACATTCAGTGCCGCAAACACGGGCACTGGAGCGCTCTGTCTCGCTCGTCCTCTTGTGACTCTCCCACTTGCAACAACCTCGGTCGCGGCAGAACGGGACTTGCTCAATCAACTGCCGTCACTTCCGCGTGTGGTGGATGGAGCATGCCTTGTCTGGCTCTACTTTGCGGGAGCAGCAACGGCAGCTTCATCTAACTTTTACGGCTCGGTCGAAATGGCGTGGGGCTGATACATGCTTGTGCAAAATGGTTCACGGTCTGTTAGTTCCTCCTGCGTGTTTCCACGCGGCGGAGCCGTGTCTATTTTGCGAGGCTGGTGGGGCCGCAATACTCTTCGTAACATTTCTGTTGGCCAAGGAATTACCGACAAACAATGCGCAATCCCTGACGGCAATCGACACCCAAATGCGTGGTTGTTGGCAACAAAAAGTGGTGCACTAGCGGCACGAAATACAGCCGATGGTTCTAGTACCTTTACGTCTGCGATCACGGGTGGCCGTAACGCCGTAGCGGGACTCACAGGACAGGGCAACATCACCAATGCAGCCTTGGGCCTCATCGTCGATGCCGTGTGTGCGATTGCTGGTTCGGGAACTCTTTCAGCCAGCATTGTCGGTAAGCTAGAGGCTGTTGCAGCCCTCGCGGGGCAAGGAGACCTAACGGCGGCACTGGGAGCTCTCGCCAGTGTTGTGAGTAACCTTACGGGCTCTGGCACCGTATCGGCAGCGATGACGGCGCAGGGGTCTTTAAGTGCGGATATCAACGTGACTGGCGGAACGCTTACGACTTCAAACGTGGCGTTTTACGTGTGGAGTGCTTTGGCTTCCGCCTTTAATACGCCCGGTACGTTTGGGGCTGAGGTTCTCAAAGACAGCGACATAACCAAGATTGCCGACATCATTTTACGGCGTTCAACCGCCAATGTTGAAGCAAGCTCTGAGGGTGATGCGTTAGCATTGCGGTCCTTGTACGGCATGATTGCCCAAGCTGTGCACAATACCCAAGTCTCTGGCACCACGTTATCGGTAACGCAAAGTAACGATACGACGGTATTAGGTACTCGTACCGTAACGCTTGACCCGAACGCTCAACCGATTACGGGACTAAACAGTGATTAATGGAGGTTTCCAAAACTTTCTTCATGCAATTACCGGACTACCGGGCGGCTTCGGAACGACCGTCGTTCCGGTTATCGACACGCATGATGGTTGGAAAGGGCCGATTTGGAAACGAAAACGCAGAAAGCCTGATGCGGAGCTACGAAAAGAACTAGAAAAGCAGTTTTACGGGGTTATCGAAGGGGTCGATTTTGCTGAATTAGACGATGAAGAGTTCTTTGAACTGTTCATGCTTTTCAGCGACGAATAAAAAACCCCGGCGTTGGGGGTGACAACGCCAGGGCAACGAACCAATCACTACAGACGTTTATAGCCTAACGAAGAGGGGCGTAGATGTCTATAGAGAAAAAATGGCCAAGCAGGTTTGGCACCCTTGGGGAAAAGGTCTTTGGCGAGGACGACCCGTTTAACGACGCCGATTATCGCCACAACAACCGCAACATCATTAATGACGAAATGCCGCCTACCCGTTCACCGATAACGGGGAAGATGTACACGTCCAAAGCGGCCCTCCGTGCTGAATACAAAGCACATGGGGCAACTGAGGTAGGCACAGCTTACGACAACGGATATGAGCCCGAACGACGTGAGCGCCAACGAGAAGACGATTTAGTAAAACGGCTCAAGAGCCAAATAGAGGAGAGATACAGAAATGGAAGATAACAACACAGCGGAAGCGACCACAGAGAACACTGAGGTTAAAGCCGACACTGAAAAGGTAGGGCTATCGCTGCGGGAAACCCTTGCCGCTCGGTTTGATGCCG